TTATAATCTGATAAATAGCTGACAACGATTGGCTAAATCCTCAACAGTAGTTGGATCTAAATGTGTTTTGCTTAACTCCATTAGCCAAAACTGATAGGGTTGTGATGTGCGGTGCAATAATGGCACACCAATAGCGAGTGCCATCCCTTCACAGATTGTGCGTTGGTTGATCGGCTCGCTTACGTCCATCACCCAGCATTGCCCAATACTGTTATAACGTAATGTCAGTTTAATTTTCACCCCGTTAAAATCAAATACTTGCTCTTGATAAGGAGCGTTTGTAATTGGAAGTTGATACCACATCGTTTAACTCCGCAAATTATTCAGCCAAGATTTTATCTTTTCAGCCGCTTTAGGTTGAGTGATTCCTTGATTGACTTTACTCGCAGATTGCACACTTGCCCGCCCACTTTTTTTATTCCCCATTACTCCCTTTATTGATTTTGTTTCGACAATAAAAATCTCGCGGGCAGTCAGGGTAAATTTAGCCGAACCGTCCGCCGTTTGTTTTACGCTAACTGATTGTAATAGCATATTTTGGTAAAGGTGTAAGCCCGTTTGAATATCAATGGTTTCACCTGACTTTTGACAGGCGATTAAATCCGCATAGCATTTTTTTACTCTGCTGCTATTCGGTGAACTATCAAGCAGATTACCTAACCCAAAATCCGGTAAAAAAGGGGCTAAGGCTCTGACTTGCCCGAAAACTTGCTGAGCCTGAGCAGCCATTCCTAACCCTTGACTAAGTAGTCGCGTTGCTTTACTCAAAGTTTGTGCGGTTTGCATAGCAAAAGGAACAGGTAAAGGCAATTGGTTAAGAAAATCTGTTGCTCCCCGAATGTGAGGAAGCCCCAATTCAGACAATCCTAAACTTTGCTGATCGTGATCGACCATTACCCCTACAATCGTGATTTGTTTAGGTTGCAATACGCTGTGATCCGCAATGCTTGCTCCAGACTCAATCGGATTTTCCGTAATGGATAATTCCGATTGATGGCTCTCTTCTGTTGTCGCATCCAATTTTATATTACCGATCGCACGGTTAGAAATTTGCACAAAATCTAACATAATTATTGCCTTTTTTTATAAATAACTAATATAATACTTATATTACATAACTAACCCTATCATTATCATGAATAAACTCATTTATCGCCCTAAAGCCGTTAAACAATTAAGGAAAATTGCGGATCAATCAATCATTCGTGAAAAATGTAAAACGCTAGTCAATTTCCCGAACTGCAGTAACGTAAAGGCATTAGTAAATCATCAATATGATTACCGACTTAGAGTAGGGCGATATAGAGTATTTTTTAATTTTGGTTCAAATAATGATATTCAAATCGTTTCTATCGAAGAGGTGAAAAAACGCGATGACAACACATACTAATATACAAATCATCAATGACCATAGTGGCGTACCCGCCTTTGTCGTTATCCCTTACCCTCAATATATTGCACAGCAAAAACTTAGCCAAAGAGATATTGATTTATCTGATGCCATACCTAGTGAGGTTGTCGATCTCGCTTTGGATAGAAATTATTCAGCCTTACGTGCTTGGCGTGAATATCTCGGTTTAACTCAAATAGAGATTGCGAAAAGATTAGGAATCACTCAAGCCGCTTATTCTCAACACGAAAAGGCAAAATATTTACGTCCTACAACAAGAAATAAAATCGCTAACGCATTAGGGATCAACCCTGAACAACTTGATTTCTAACTTCACATTGCGAAGCTAGATTGTCCATTTTGAATTGTGCGATTGACTTCATTAGCGATCAATTTTGCGTCTTGTTGAGGGTTTCCTGAGCTTTGCAAGGTAATGTTCGTCGTTACCTTGTTGTTGCTATTTTTTACGCTGTTATCCGCGTTATTCGCAACCGCCCCTGCGGCAGGAAGTGCGGTCGGATTGAGATCGTTTTTCTCCGCCTTATCACCGCCAAACCAGCCACTGAACCACCCTCCGCCTTCTTTGTCAGAAGAGAAAAATCCCTTTACCCCTTCAACAATCGGCTTAATGTAAGTATCGTATTTTTCCGTTACCCAATTAAACGCCGCCTCAAAAGGCTTTTTGATAAAATCAGTGACTTGAGCAAAATTCTCTTTCACATTTTCTACGCTAATTTCTTTGCCGGTAAACAGATCCCAAAGGGTTTTGACGAACGTAAATCCGGCTTTAAACGGAAAGGTGATAATCTCAATCACAGTGTTAAAAATCTCTGAGAGGGAAGACATACTAAACCATTGGGTAAATTGATTCCATTTCGCTTTTACCCATTTGAACGCGAGGCGAAACGGCGAGGTGATAATCTGCCATAAGCCCGATAGTACCGATCCGAGCATTGTTATACTCGCTTTGACTAAATGAACCATAAGGTTAAAGAAATTTTTAGCCACCTTGATCGCCCCGCTTATCATTTTAGTAAAGCCTTGTGCAATCAGATCGCCATCACCGCTAAATATCCCTTGTAGGAAATCCCAAAGCCCACTCAGATAATCCCAAAGCCCTGAAAATAGCTCAATAACATAATGAATGCTTTCTTCCACCCAAGCCTTCATCAGTGCAAATATCGGCTGTAGCTCCTCAAGTTTTTGTTGAATTTTTGCGATAACCTTAATCACAGGCTCCCAGGCTTTGCCAAAATAGCTTTCGCCACCTTGCATATACACAATAAGATCGTCGATTAAGGCGATCAACCCCACTAAAGCGGCACAAATTGCGGTAACGGCGAGTAGCATTGGGTTTGTTGCTAAGGTAATGAGCAATTTCCGATTTAACCAGGCGACGGCCGCCCCGACAAGATAAATGACATTTTTCCAGCCGATAGTTGCCGAAATAACCCGATCTAACGCGTTGATAAAGCCGCTGATAAAGCGAATGACTTTACTCAGTTTATCGACAAATTTCGTCAAGGTGCCTTTAATGAGCTGATTATTGGTAATAAACCATTGCTTAAATATCGCAATAAGCTCTCGCACGACGGGGGATAGACGAAGCGAAACAAACTCACTCACCCCTTTAATGATTTGCCAGAACTCCGTCATAGCATCTTTAAACGCGGCTGCCTCATCCGCATTTTCAGCCGTACCTAACGAAAGAGCTTCCGCATTTTGCAATGCTGCTTCCATTTGTTCATTGCTTAATCGCAGTGTCTGAATCATTGAGGCATCAATACCGAGTTTAGCTAACATCGCAATTTGCTGTTGTTCGCTCAACCCTTTCATTTTTTGGCGAATCTCTTCCATCATTTCAGAAGCGGTTTTCACATCGCCATTGGCTTTTTTCGCACTCAATCCATAATGCTCGAAGGCTTTCGCACCTAAGCCGACACCATTTGCTGCTTCACCGATCGTGCGAGAAAGCCCCGCAATGGAGGCTTGAGCTGCCTCTGCGGATGAGCCATTGACTTCAGCGACTTTGCCGAGTAGTTGAATTTGTTTCGCTGATTCTCCCGTCACACGTGAAAGCTGAGCGATTTCATCAAGTGCGGTCAAATTTTTATCTAAAAAAACGCCGATCCCCACTGCCATTGCCCCGATTGCCGCCCCGACAACCCCTGCGGCTTTCCCAACGGCTTTGAGTGTACTATCAAATTTTTTTAGTTTTCCTGTATCAGCCTCTACGGCAATTTTCACTAATAACTCACTCAGTAGCATTTTGCTCAGCCTCCAACATTTCTACGACCACCGAATGAAAATCGAGCAAATCGCCTAAGCTATAGACCGTTCTTAAATCGTTTAGGGTGCAAAGGTTTTTCACAATCGGGGTAAAAATAAACCAATCAACTAAGGATTGGCAGGTTTGATGTCGTTTAGTGGATTGATTGAGGGTAGCATATCTTTCAGCAATCCACCCCCACCGATAAAAAAATCCGCAAATTGATATCTCGTCCCGTTTATCAAAACGGGGAATAAATGCCCTCGATATTGATTAAAATGTTTATCGAGCTGATGAGATAAACGATATTGCTGACCGTGTAGATTGGCAACGGTATGATTAAGTACAATCTCTTCAATTGCCTTGATCTCAGGTGAACCTAAATGAGCTAATAATGCCCCTAATACCGATTCACCGATTTTTGTGGTATCTTCGCCAAGCTGAATACCTTGTGCTAATTTCAATGCGTTTTTAAGTGCCGACCACGCCCCCATTGCATTAGCCGGTGTCATTCGGTATTCAACCTCATCTAATTGAAAAACAAACTCTTGCATTGTTATACTCCTTTCTCAAGATTAAGCGTCATTTTTTCAAATTCAATCACCCAAGTTTGAGCGTTATGCCCCGCCCCACGCGTAAAACCGGTTGGGGTGGTGAAATAGCCTTTCGTTGCGGTCACCACATCATCATTAAGTAAATCTCGAATAGATAGGGTCATCGGGCTAAAGGTTTTAATCGCGGATTTTTGTTGGTTAAATAATTTACTTAAATACGCATTGTCCTCAGAATGTTGCTTAATTTTTAGGGTAAGTTTGCCTGACGAATCAGGATTTGCCACAAAAACCCCTGTGCCATTTGCTCCAATTGTCCAGCTCCCCGCATCTTGATTTTGCACCGCACTAATCACATCAGCACCGTCTGCCCAATCACTAATTTCTCTGCCGCCTAACAAAACAATCACTTGTTTTGGATCAAAAACCGCCATAAAGCCTCCTTATCGGTTATAGTTAATAATGACATCAGATTGATGGATTGCCCCCGCTAGCTTCACCGCCGTTTGAATTGGCGTAGCTTTGCGTTGCTCTCGATCGCTATCAGAAAGCGTATCCATTGGAGCGGCCCAAACATAATAGCCTTTTTCGAGATAATCGTTCGTATTGAGATTTCCAAAGCTGTCGCCAGTCCATTGACCGGGTGCAAACGCCCCGTTATTAATCCCCTCTTGGCAAACTTTTTCCACCGCTGAAATTAAAATTGCCTGCCCTTTATCGGTAAGTGGAATTTTGGTTGGGGATTTATATAACCGTGCAAACACTTCTTTTTGTACGGCATCAGTAAACCAATCTAAGATCACAATTTCATCCGCAAATTTACCGCCAATAACGGTTCCCTCAGCTAACATTGCTACATCGTCATAATAGGTATAAAAGTTGATCCCTAATCGTTTCGCTTTATTCGCTTCAGTTAAGGTGACATCATCTGCGGTAATGGTGGGCTGCTGTTTAAATTTGAGTGTGATGGTTGAATTATTCGCGGCAAAATTCATCGCAAGGAGGCGAGCCATTGCGGAAGACGCGGCGTACATATCATCTTTATCGTAAATCGCCAGCGTATGATCTAAGCCGGCATCAAATAATTTTTTATAAATATTGCCTGTAGTAAATTCTAACTGTTCAGAGCGGATCACATTTGCCCCAAATAATTTTGTATTGGCTTGTGCGTATTTTGCTGCGGTTTCTACCTGCTCATCGGTTAATTGTGCGGCGAATAAGAAACCATAGAAATTATTATTGACCTCCGCAAAATTAAATAAGGCTTCACCGATCGTTTCCGCATTGAAACTTATCTGATTTTTACCGATAATCTGACTAGCTTGTCCGTTTTCCAGCTTAAGCATTGCTCCGATATAATCGCCATCGCTACTATCGGCAAAAACATAATGAAGTAACGTTGTCTTATCCTCACCTGCCGTTTTCGCACTAAAAATAAAACGGTTACCCGTTTGATCGTAGCTCACTTGAATTTTAAGTGCGGTGAGTTTTTCCTGAATTTTGCTCGCAATCGCGGCAAAATCCGCACATTCACTAAAATTTAACCCCGTTACTTTTTGAATCGTACTGTCTTGCGTAAAGGCAAAACAGCCGTTGGTAATTTTCTTAAAGGCTTCTAGCGTATGGTTAAGGGTGGCACCCCGCAATTCATTTTTGGTCGCCTCAATGGTTTTTGCGTTTTTCTGCCAGCGTCCAATAATTAATTGTTTTGCTCGTGGGCTTTGGGCAAAAAAAGGCAATGCCGCTTTTGCCGTTTCGCTTTCCGTCCCAAAGGCAAGCTCCACCTCACGTTGGCTATTAACGTATAGATAGCGGGTTTTCATATCTGTAAACACATTCCCCGCCTCGGGGGTAAATAATACCACTACGCCAAAATCTTTACGTGAAGCAGATTTTGGCACGGTATTAAGTTGTACATTGACAATATTCGAAATCGATAATGCCATAGCTTATCTCCTTATATTTTTGGTTAATTGCTGATTGGTTGCGACATCAACTTGTGCGATTGCTTCAAGTGGTGTTTCGATAATAATTTGATGAGATAAGGTGAGATCCATCTGCCCGCGTTCTTCATAGCCGCCACCGAGCGTTGCCGTAAGATTGCGTACAGCAGAATAATCAATGATCGCACAGTGCATTGCGTTGAATACGTCAATCATTGCTGAGCTTTGCAGTACACTGCGTAATTTATTGACAAGCGTGATCGCCCCTGTCCCATAGGCTGAAAGGCTAATTGTTGATAAACAGCTCGTGGTGATCCGCTCAGTCTTACCATTAAATGCTCGCCTGCTCTGCCCGATTTCCTCCGTTGAGAGTAAATCAACCGTAACAAAAGCACAGGGGTAACGCTGACCTTTTGGTAGATAACCACTTATCACACTGTGTTCAGGTAATTGTAAAGCCTGTTGAATGGCCTTGCGTAGTTGCACTAAGTCGAGTTGCGAAATAGTGGTAGTAACCATAGTCCCCCCAGTCTGTCGCACTTGTAATACGGTATTTGAAATGACGAAATAGCACTAAATCCCCGCATTTAAGCGGTTCTTGCGTAAAAATTTTCAATGTGGGTAAATAACGCTCCCCCTCAGGAAGTCGTTGAAGATCGTTAGCACTTGCGGGAATAACAATCGCCACCCTCATTTCTTCTGTGAAATCCGTTTCATCTTCGTTAGCAATAAAAACGGTTACCGTTTTACGAAAAAGACTTGAGCGAAATCGCCCTGATTGGTTAATCATCTCACCACTCCTTTAATTGATTGCCGTAAACGCCCCGTATCAATTAAGGGTTTACTTGATTTCTTGCGTTTTATCGTTGAAGGTGCATTTTTCGCCCAATCACCCTGTTCAATGTTTTTCTGAACATCAGCTTGGGCAATTTGAGCGATTTTACTTAACAAATGGTGTGCGTCCTCTCCGTTGTTAATGCCCTCACGATAAAGTGCGGTGTATTTTGCGGTATTTTCTTTCAGCGTTTGCGTTAAAAAAGGACGTGCTGGAATGCGTTTATCCGCTGAACCAAACTCTAAAACAGCCGCTAAAGTCGCAAGATTAAACCCCTCTTCCAACACCGCGTTATCCTCAGCGGGAATACCCACAGCAATATCACGTTTAGCTAACTGTTCCAGTTTTGTTGCCAGTTCTTGGATCGCATTTTCCCCATTCCATTCCACACTCATACCACCATCACCCCTATGCCAACAAGATTGCGTAATCGAAGATACTCCTGTCCATAAGCGGTTAAATGGTAAGCCTCACCGCCGTTAGGCGGTATAGCATAACTTGCCGATAATTCGCCCACACTTTCACTAGCCAATAACGCAATTGGTCCTCCCGCATTTTCACTCACCCTTTTACGCATTGCGATAAAATGAGCCGTTAATGCCAACACACCGCGACAATACAGATGACGCCATTGCCTTTCGTCAATCTCTTGTTTTGCATCCTCAATAAAAAAGCCGATGGTATTATCATCGGCTCGCTCAAATTCAGGATAACGCCCCTTAAAGGCTTCAATGGTTGGCATTTTGCCTCCTAATAGTCAATGTATAATGCAGAATCAGGCTCGAGGAAGGTTACGCCACCAAAAGCCATACGTAATCCTGTTTCATAAGTGACCAAGCCTTTTTCTTTCGCCCCTAATACACTCGGCGACATCGGCACATCAAACACCACATAATTTGGATCGTTAATATAAGCAATCGCCCGTGTTTTACCCGTCGTCACTTGTGTACCAAAATTAGACGGTAACGCTTTAATTGATACCGTTTTCCCCGCAGCCGCACTTAAATTTTTTGTCAAATATTCAAGAGCGCTAATATCGGTTTTATCACGGGTAAGTAACGCAAGATGAGCCAAGTCCATACCGTCAATGGCAAAGACATTCGGCGTATCAATACGGTGTGTTTTTTCCATTCCACGCAAGAAAATCTCTTTGAAGAAGGTAACCGCCTCCTCAAAGCTCATCGTTTTCACCGCTTTTTTAACTGTCGGTGAATAAACCTCCACACCAGAAGCATTTAACAGCCCTTTTAAGCGAGTATCACGCCCGTGTCCCAAAAACGCCACTTTCTGCAAGGTTTGTTGAGCATTTTTGTTTAATGCCATAATTTTTTGCGTATCTACCGCCACATTAAACAATTTAGCACGCTCTAGCTCAATCTGATTATATTGCACGGTTTTGATCCAATCTACAATCGGCGTACGTGCGTGATTAAAGGTGACAGAAACTTGATCAAAGGTCGTGGTGTTATCGCCAACTAAACCACTATCTAAATCCCCTGAAATATCTGCACCAAAGTGGATTTTTTCCGTTATCCCCACGCCACCATTTTGATCGACGTGAACAAATTGAGGAAACACAATTTCAGGGTATTTCGTTTGTGTCATTTGCCCACGCACTTGCGTTAATGCACTAGTTAAATAAGATAATGCCATTTTAATTTACTCCTATAAACGTGTAATTTCTGCTAAATGTTCCGTGGCATTGATGACCACAAAATCGGTGGCAATGGTTTTACCGCTATCTTCAGCTTTATCAATCGTGCCAACCTCTTTATCGCCATTTTTCACCGCTCTTACATAGACCTTATCGCCACGCACAACGCTAACGCCCTTACCAACGGTAACCCAAACACTGTCCCCTTGCGTAATATGCATCACATCGACCAAATCATTGGGCTGAAAATCATCTTTAATTAGCGATCGCACAATCACCCCCGCAATCACATCTGTTAGCGCACTTAATGGCTTAACGCCTCCTGTCGCGTCAATGGCAACAAACAAGCCCGCCTGAATAGGACTTTTGCCTTTAAATTGTTCTGAAGTGGTTTTCGCACTGGCTAATCCGCCTTTACCCACTTCCCCCGCAAATGTACGAGTAGTGCTATTTGCATATGCCATTATTGTTGTCCTCCATAGAGTTTATTAAAATCAATGCCCACCGATTGAGGCTTGCTATCGTTTAAAAATGCCGAGCCTAACTGGTGATCTTGCAATTTCTTACTGATATTTTTTGCCGCTTGATACATCCCCTCAATCGCCTCATCAGAAAGGGCGGTTAAGGTTTCAGCGGGAGCAATACCACTATGAACAATCACTTTTTCTTGAATTTGTCTAACCGTATCACTATCAGCAAAACTCAAATCAGCGGAAATCATTTTTGCATCAGCCAACACAGCGGAACGTTTCTGAGCAGTTACACTCGCCTTAGCCTCATCTTCAAGTTTTTGAATTTTAGCTTTCAATTCCGCATTCTCTTTTACTAGTGCTTCATCTTTCACGTTTCGTTTCTCCTTTTCTTTTTCCTCATCAGAAGCGGCGTTTTTTTCTTTTTTAGCAGACTGTTCTGCGGGTTTTTCAGGTTGATTCTCTCCGCTTTTTTTCTTAGGCATTTCACTGGTTTGCTCATCATCCTCTTCTTCAATTTGCTTTTTCTGCTCATCAGAAAGGCTGATACCAAAAACGCCTAAGATAGAGTCAAGAAGTTTCACTTTTTTGCTCATCGCATTCTCCTCATCGGCTAGCTTAACCGTTCCCCCGCAGCGACCTCTAGCCACAATCGCCACGTGGTTGCCGATCATCGGCGACATCTCATAATCAGCCCCATTGACTTGAGTTTGCGTCAATTTACAGTCATACCCACAAGAAAGCTCTTGAATGCCGTGATCTTGAATAAGGCGAATGGTTTCCTCATCATAAATCCACGCCTCCCCTTTTAGCGTATCTTGATCACGCACGACATTGCGAACTACCCCAACAGAAAGGGCTTTCCAGTTTTTCGCATTTACATTTTCCTTAGGGTGGCCCACCGTAATAGGCACGCCCTCAAAACTTTTTATGGTTTCATTCCCGAATAACGAGCCTTCCGTTCGGGCAACCTTTTTCACCGCTTTTTGATTACCTACATTCAACTCACTATCTAAATAATCAAAAATCCCCACCTTAGACAAGGTAGCCGGCACGACTAAATAACCGTCTTTAGTAAAGGTGCGTGCGGTCTGTGCTTTATCATTAAATCGCATAGCCACTCCTTTTTTAGGCATAAAAAAACCGCACTAAAAAGTGCGGCCTGTTTTGGTTTAATTTTTCCTAATCGCTTGTTTTGGTTTTTTCTAAGCGTTTGATAACTTGCTCCACAGTCAAATCATCATTCATCGAAATACGGCGATAATATTCAATGGCAAAAGGATTAGTCCGTAAATCATTAATCTTACGGGCTATCTCCGCTTTTGTGGGTTTATAGGCTTCTGCTTCGGCAAGTTCACGCTCTGTTTTTTCTGCCCTTTTCTTGTCCATTTCTAGCCAAGCATCAAAATCGGAATAACCTTCAAATTTAGCCAACTCTTTTTGCTGTTCTAACGTTAATCTCATATTTATTCCTCAATAAGTTCAACGAGATAAGTTTTCTTAAACCAACCTTTCTGTTGCACGTTTCTCACATAAAACCTTTTCTTAGTTTGGAATAATACCTCTCTTTCGTGAGGATATAAAGAGATTTGTTCAATATCTCGCCCTGTTTTGCCGTGAATGATAAATTTCACATTTCCCGAAAAGCCTATATTTTGCTCTGTTTTAGACGTGCTTGTAAATTGATATTCCTCCACAATCGCCCCTTGTTGGTAGCGGGCTAGAAAGGCTTTAAGCTCTTTCTTCGACAATTCAATATTGCGATACGTGGTTTTATTATGTACGGGTATCTTCTTCAGTGCGTTATCTAAGGTTTTTGCTAATACTAACTGCTCGGCACTGGCTGTTCCTGTCCTTAACGCTTTATTTAATGGTCGGTGGATTGCCCCCGTATAAGCTATGACTGACATTGCCTCACTACGGGATAAGCGATACGCCGCAATATTCGGCACGATTTTAGTCAAATGCTCAGCAACAAAATTAAATGCGGTTGCTCCGATTAAGCCTTTTAATAACCGATCTTCTTCAAACTGTTGTGTGAGTCCTACCACAAGTTTTTCGCTATCTTTGCCGAAATAAGGTAAAGCAACACAACGGCAGTTTACCTCGTGCGTCGGATGTCCTGTCGGTGGTGGACTCGCCCAGCTAAAAATTTTCCCCTCGTTTTCCGCGTGGCTTTCTCGCACTCGCTCATCACCGGAGGTTGACCAGATATAGTGGGTAATCCCTAACGCCTCCTGCTGTGCTTGGTCAATCGCTCCGTTAAATTTGCTTGATTGATCTCTTGCGATCAGTTTGGCTCTTTTTTCGGTGATATTGCCAATCTCTTTGAGTGATTTAAGTAGATCACGGTTTAATTTGCCATTTAATACGGATTGATGTACTACAGTTTGCACTTTATCCAAATATTGGTTATGAATGGATTTAATCAGTTGTACATTGGCTTGAGCAAGCTGGTTTACCTTATCGTTCACTGTAGGGTTGCTTTGAATATAGCTTTTTAAATCAAGCCCTGTGGCTTGCTGTAGGCGTTGGCTAAAATCGTTATCGTGCTGAGCTTTCGCTCGTTGAGTAAAGCCACCTGCGATACGGCTTGCCATTTCATCAATCTTTTTTTCCCCTAAGCGATTGAGCTTGTCGAGTAATGCAGTGCGATCATCATTAGCAGCATCGTGAAATTGCGACGAAAAAAAAGTGCGGTTATTTTCCACCGCACTTTCAATTTCATCTCGCAACTGCTTCACGAACAGTAACAATTCCCGCTTATACCAGATTTCTGCCCGCCTACTGTTCTTGATCGGCTTGTATCGCTTCAGTTTGATCAGCTTGTTGTTGCGAAGAAGCTCGGGTAAATTCATCAACATCTTGTTGCTCCTCAAGTAACGCAATATCTTCTGCTGAGATATTGGCAAATAACCCATTTTCATTGAGTTCATTCGCCACCTGCACTTCACTCAATACGCCATTTTGAATAAAGATATTCATTGCATTGGCAAAGCTTGTTAAGGCATTCATTTTTTGCTCAAAACTGATTTCTTGAAGGCTCGGAAACTCAAACCACCAATCTTTCGGCTGAAACCCTATCACCATTTGGGCTAATAATGGGTCAAGCCGTTCAAATAATGGTCGTAGTCGGCTTTCTTGCAATGCGTGAATGCTTTCGTGGAAGTTTTGAATATCTTCATCACCACTGGCTAAACCGCTTACGGATTGTCCGAATAATATCGTCACAGGCATATCAGCGGCACCCGCTACGGCATTGCGAAACTCCACTAATAACTCTTTTAATCCCGTAAAGGTTAGCTCTTTTTGTTCATACTCACTTTCACCGTCAATCAATAAGCAGTTTGTAATCGATTTAATATTTTGTATATGGCTCATTGCTTCAGTGATGCTTTCCGCCCCACCTGACGCAAGCTTAACGTTAAGCCCGGATATTTTAAAAATATCCGTCTTGCTCTCAGTGACCAACTCACCAATATTAATACTGAGCATATCAAAGCGTTTAAGCGTAGGGTAAATACCCTCTAAATCAGAAAAACCAAACAACGAATTATCACTTTCACTGCGATACGCTCCCTGCATTAAATATAAACGGGAATGATGCACCTCAATTTGACCGTTGAGGATATAGTAATTATATTTGCCAAAATTAGCAGAAAGGATATCTGTGTTTTTATTGCCTTTTCCTTGTATTAAATTTGGCTTAATCACTAATAAACGTTCAATGACTTGATTTGAGTTTAATGGAGATTGCACGCTCGCATTCGTTAAAATGAGTACACCGCACCCACCGTAAAGGCTTGTTGTAATACAAGCCTCTTTTGTGATTTCTTGCAATTTTAAGCGACGTTCTAGATCGTAAAAGCCATTAAGCTGTTTGGCAGCTAAATCATTCGATTTAATCTCCCGCCATTTACGCGTCATATGCTCCGCTCTTTTTAAGCAGACTTTTTGGGCAATCCAATTTTCCGCCCATAGCGTATCAAGCTCTTTTGATTATCTGTTAATTTTACAGAGGGCTGATAAGTTGCCTGCTCTTGTCGTCGCCCCAACGCCATTGACATTGAGGTTAACTATCATTTATACTTGTTGTCATAGTGCGTCCCAAATTGCTATGTTATTCCGAGCTAAACCACTCACCGCCATAACCAAGCTATCTGCAAGATTAGGTGAAGGAATGCCTCGTTTTTTCATTTCTTTTTTACTCTCCACTTTCACACGACCGTTATTGTCATAATCCACGCGAGGTCGAGAAAGCTCAGCGACCAAATAATCCAATTCACTTATCTCACTTGATAGGCTAATTAATTCTTCTGATGGATAGTGATCACCGAACTTAATTGCTCGATAGGTTTTATAAAAACGATCTCTTACCGCCCACCAAGACTGAGCTTTGAGATTGGCAAACATATCTTTATTTTTTTTTACCTAAGCTATATTCTCGTTCTGGATATTCCACCGCACCACTGGCATTAAAGCCTATCGCTTGTAATTTACCTTGTTGTAAAGTGCGGTTATAATGTGCTTTAACACCTGCCCCAACACCAATTGAGTCAAAAATAATTTCATCTGCGGCAAATTTAATGGCTTCATCAGCAGTACGATCTGCACTGCTTATCACATCGCCCCCTTTCCAAGAAAAGCAATCCATTACCACCGCACCGTAAACCAAACAATTTGCGTTAGCGTCTTCTCCCTCATCAGCCACATCAAAGCCAGTCACTTTTTACCCAACGGTTCAAAGCCTAATTGTTTATGTGCATCAATGGCAGCCTCAATCCACACGGGCTTAATGATCACTTTATCGCTATCTGCAACGGGTTCCCCTCCCAAATATGCCGATAAAGCTCATAATCTTTCGCCTTGCAATCTTCCATTTCTAATCGCAAGGTTTCGGGGAAAAATGGATTGTCTGTAAAATTAACTTTAATCAACACAATATCGCTTGGCGGCGAAACAACAAAGCGTTGATAAGTATCATCAAGAATATTTTTCGGGTTAAAGGAAACCCAAATTTCAGAATATTCTTTCCGAATAGTTGGGATTAAAATTTCCCAACTCTCTTTTGACACATTTTCGGCTTCTTCCACCCAGCAAATATCAATCCCCTCAAGGGATTTAATTTTAGTTGGGTTATTTTTGATGCCGTAAAACAGGAAAATCGCCCCCGTTTTAAGGTTGTAGATTTTGTTTTTCTGCACATCAAATTCAGATTGATAGCCATAACGTTCGATTGTGTCGGCTAACAATTGGATAACCGAATCACTAATTGAGTTTTGCAATTCCCTGGCACAAAGAAAACGGCTATTTGAACGGCGAGCAATTTCAATTAAAAGCCTTGCTATCGTCCAAGATTTACCGCTACCACGCCCACCATAAGCTACCTTATAACGATGTGGCTCAATAAAAGGTAAGAATTTACTAATCAGCTTTTGCGTCATCTGAAAATAAATCCCTTAATGATCCTAATGCCATAGAGCCATCGCTTGAGGTTAAATCGACCTTTTGACTGAACATTCCCAAATGCTTACCCAACAATTCAAGGGCTTTATTCACCGAAGAGGATTCATAAACAAATTGAGCAATATCATCACCACAAGCTCGCCATCTTCAGATTTTCTGATTTCAGTTTTAATAACCGCTTTTTTACCTGATGCAACTTCAATGTTTTCCAGCAACATCCGAATCACATCATCTTGCGTTATTTGAACTCGCTCAGCACGTTTGTTTTGAGCGGCTTCAATCGCTTGCTGAACTGTAGTTTTCTGTAGTAATTGATAACCTAATTCAGATGCTCTGTTTTTGCTATACCCAGCCCGAATAGCTGCTTGAGTTGCGTTTAAATCAATAAGATATTCTTCTACAAATCGTTTCTGCTTATCGGTCAACCCACGCCCCTTAGACGTGGACTTAACCCCGTCTTTCTTTGGCATAGGTTAATCCTTATTTAATTTCTCCAGTAATACGAATTTTAAACATTGGCACATATTCAGGTTGTGGATATTCAGCAGTCCCTCAATAAAAAAGCCGATTTGATCTGCGACAGTTAAAACCCATTCAGGAATAAAATTAGCCGCTTCAATAATGGGGGCTTCGCTATCAATATCTTTGACATAAACAGGAATACCCCAAAGCCATCCATAATGCGTGAAGCCTTCCTCAATCAATTTCTTTTTCGACTTATAAAGCATTCCCATTTGATTTACTCCACTCAATCACCCCACTTAACCGCCCCGCACAAATCTCACGTTCTTTCTGCACCACTCGCAAATAAATAATCGCCTCACCATAGGTTGAACCGCTAAAGGCAGTTTGCGGGCAAGGGATTAAATAAATACTCGGCGGCAGGTGATACTCCGTTTCAGTTTTTGTGCTGCAACCGCTTAATAACATCATCAGGCAAAGGCTCGCGGCTACAATCCTGCCCTTTAATCCTTTTATAAATAACGCGAATATCTTCATCGGCTTTTTCTCGCTGTACTTGTTCAAGTGCGGTCTGTTTTTGTGTCGTTTTCCGTTCATCTTCGAGCTGTTTTGTTCTTTCTGCGAGATTATGGTTCAGTTGCTGTATGGTTTGGGCTTGCATTTGATTTTGGCACTTAAGCTACTTATCCTCTGCGACTGATACCAAACCCAACCACATAAGCCCAAAATCACGCATAACACAACAGCGAGGAATATTTACGGATAAACGGCACGATGTAATTCAAAATGCGGGCCATCATAAAAACGTTCATCTTCACTTTCCCATTACCGTTCCAATCTCCACCCCAGCGAATGGTGACATTTAATTCTTTGGCCGCTCGAAACATTGCCTTCGCAATTTCCTTAAATTTATCCCGTTCTGACCAAGGGATTTTTCCTTCAACCACGGGGCTAAATCCACCGCGTGACCGGTTAAATGACGGCTATTCATTGTTTAGTTGCCCCTTGCTTAAAGAGTTGGGCTTGGCGTGCTTTTGTTCTCACCCCTTCAATCACCGCAAAATCAACGGTGCTATATTCAAGGGCTTTTCGCACTACCTTAACCAAATCATCGTGAACACCTTGTAAATGCTTTTCACTACGTTGGCTAAATTTAAACATCTTTTCTACCCGTTTTTTTAACACCAGCATTAAATATTCACGGATTTTCTCCGCACCAATAAACCCGAGCATTCCCCCGATAAAGGTAGCTAGCCCCTCTGAAAAACCAAGATGATTTAACAGCGACATACTTGATAGGTTAAAGCACCACAAATTGCCCATCCAATATCCGCTGGCGAAAACTCGTTTTCTGACGCAAAAAGGCAGCGCGTAGCAAAGACATAAAAAACGCCATCGTGAAACCCACAATGGCGTTGTAATTTTGATGAATATATGCCCCTAAAATAAGCCATATATTCGGATCGTTGTTTGGCATTTTCATCACTCCGCCTCCTTTTGAGGCAATAAAAAGCCCACCTGTTACAGTGGGCTATAAGTTTGCTAAGATAAAATTCCATGAGGATACAATTAAATCTATTTTATCAACCAAAATAGAATCATCTTCTCTTCCTAAAGAGGAAAAATCATCACTACTCAACATTTTAAAAGGGTTGAGCGGAAAAGCCCTAGAGCGGGTAATAACGAAATTGGTAGATCTTGGATTTGAGAATGCGGATCAAGCAATCCCTCTGCTGAAAATAGCGTTTGAGTCCTTGCAGAAATCTGTTTCTTAAACACAAGATTGCTATTAATTCACCTGACTGATTACGAATAGGTAATAAAACCTCTTCTAGTTCCTTTTCTGGCAAGAGTTAGGAACGGAAAGCATTAATCTATCGTTTTCATCTATCCAAAGCTCTATACCTAAAAAGTAAAAGGTTGAATAAAACCGCTTTCAGCTTTCATCATTCCTCCAATATTGAGCTTCTAAGTTTCAAATAAAAAGCCCCGACCGTTTCCGATCAGGGCTGTTAAAAGTTTGCTCACTCTATTTTGTTACATCTCTAACACAAACGCCAACACCTCTTCCATTGATGAAAACGTGAGTTTGTTTAAATCTTGCTTAATCAACACAATTTCAAATGAGCCATCAATATCGTCCACCCTAACTCGGCTAAACGTTTTATCATCGCTTGATACTGCATAATCTCCGCGGATAAATCACCCGTTTGAATCGCATTAAATATGCTCGTTTAAATTAACACTAAAGCCATAGGATGATTTAAGTAATCGACATCAATAGTAATATCTGCACCAATAAAGCTATGCTGATCAGAAAATGAATACGTATATTCATTGAGCCTTTATAGTTAGCTTCAATCGTGCTTGGAATATTATTTATTACGGTAAACCTTGCTCTGTAAAAAGAAACTGCTTCATCTACCATTAACGAAATTGCGTTTTCTTTTTATCTCGCAACACACTCAAACGTTGTTCAAATAACGCATTACATTCTGCCTTTAAATCTGCAAGCTGTTTACGCAATTCAAATGACATAGTTATCTCCTTTTAGGATTGACCAAATGCAGAGCAATTTAGTGAAAATAAACCTACAAAAAAGCCCCAGATTGTATTCTAGGGCTGTTAAAATTCATTCGTGCGTTTTAAACGTGCGAAACCGCACTATAGATAAGACTATACACTTTTAGTTCGAACAAAACAAGCATTTTTTATACATCCGCTAAGAAAGGCATTTGTTTTTACTCAACATCAATTTCAATGCAGTTTCAGCATTTTCATCTGCTCAAATAACGTGTTTTCTTAATCCCAAACCTTCCAAATCCCCATTCTCACTAACGCCGATTGCGATCGTACTCATTATAAAGCGGCAACGGTAAGCATAAGTTGCCATAATAAATCGTAAAGCTCAGGTGTTGCTTTACGCATCACTAGCACGCAACGCTCGATTTCCTCAGCTAACGACTCACTAATGGATCAACCCGTCTTTTGCTCTCATCAATCGGCGTGGAATGCTCACGAAAGGCAAGGATATTCCGTGCCTAATCTAGGCGTTGCCAGTACCCCCATTGTGTGCAGACTTTTTTAATATCGTTAAAAACTAATTCCATTGCTTACCTCCTTTACTAACCACTTCGCTTTCCGCTCAAAAATCCGCTTAATCCGTCTTAAATCATATCGCTATATGCCTTGGCGTTGATCGCTTTCGATTTCTCGCCCTTTTCGATTCCCAAACGCTCATCAGCCCTACGCGATATTCGTGGTAATTCCGCCCACCATCGATTGCAGCGTTTGCATTGACCAAAATATAAGCGTATAAAACCGCAAGTGCGGGGCTGAACCCCGACTACGATAATGCCCGCGTCAAATCCCCGCCTAATTTCTCGCTAATCAACGGCGTACGCACGAGATACATTCCTTATTCGCATCACGAAAACGGATATATTTATTCACCGCACTTGTGCTTCAGCAATGAGCTGATATGCGTTTTATTCTTCTCTTTAAGTGCGGTCATTCTTTTGCGAGTTTCTGTTCGCTCCACCTTAGCCATTTTTTCACGCTTTTTGCGTGATTGTTCTGCCGATAATTGATCGCACAATCCACACTACAGACTTTCTGTAAGCTACTTACTGTCTTTGGTAATAAGTGCCAACACTTTGCATTATGCGTTTTGGTGCTTTTGCCATTATTACCCACAAGCACGAGCGTTATCATATATGTGGTATAGCAAACACCCCAACGCAAATTGCGATATAAAACATTTATCGCCCATTGTTACTTTCTCCTGTTAAAAACCGTCCCAAGCCTCTTTCAATTCCATCAATAATCCCTTTTTCATTTGAATAACAACAAGAAGCTCAATCCGCCAACACGAAATGACTAGCAACATTAACGCCTCAATTCTATTGATATGGTGTTTACTCTGTTTTTCCGCCACCCAAAAGCCCAAGTACACACCTAAAAAACTTATAACACTTGATAAAATCGATAACATCTTTCCTCCCGTTAAAAAAATGAATGAAGTTGATTGATCACATCGGATCGGTCGTATCGTGAAAATATGCTTAATTGCCGCATTAATCAGTGCGGAGTAGCATTGTTCAAACTCGTCTTGTTCCATATTGCCGTAACTTAAACTTTGGGGCTCTACTCGCATTCTGCCGTCAATGGTGTAAGTCACCTCTCGATATCCAGCAAGCACCGTAAGATTTTGCGGAAAGTGTCAAATTGCTTTACTTCACTCTGGAACTGCAATTCGGTGTTTTCTGCGGCCCCAATGATCAAAACAAAATTAAAAAACGCAAAGACCTTACGGTGAAATGGGGATTGCGTGTACGTTTGATTTCAACGGGTACATTTCCCCGTTTTTGAAACCTTGAAGTGCGGGCAAAAACATTTCATCAGCGGGTGCAAACGTACCGTCCGCACCTTTCACCATTTCAATAATCACGGGTTATACCCACCGCACTTCTTAATAAAATCCAAACTCACTGAACGCTGTACAAAATCTTCCATTGTGGGATCGAACACCACAACCATTTGCCCTTTGGTGTTGCCTTTGATTTCTTCGCCCGTGATAGGGTGAATAAAATTAATGCGTCCACCGACAATATCGATTACTTCATTCGCCACGCCGTGAATGTGGTTTTGATACCATTGCGTTGATTTATCGTTATTGAGCAACATCACCACCAAATAACCTGCGTCGCGTAATTCCTTTGCTCGCTTGAGGTAAGGTGTAACGTTGGAGTAAGGCGGATTAACGAAAATGCGTAAGTTGCCGTTACAGGTTTCCGCAACCACATCAAGCAATCGATCGAATAAATCCTCACCGAGAAAATCTGTTGCTATGCACGTTTATTAAATCCCTCCGCATCGTCATCATCTTCAGGGGCTGGCTTACCGATATAACGGTAAGCCAAGGCATTTTCGTAATCGGCACAGCCGTCAATATCAAACCAGTTAAAACGCTGTAAGAGCCAGTCAAAAACATATTTCGGCGTGCACCACGTGTCTTTGTCGAATTGTTGTTCGGTCATCATTTCATCCTAAAATCGCTTTGCATTTTTCAATGCCGTGTTGATTAATTTTTCTTTGCACTTCAGGCGGAACAAAGCTCGGTTTCGCTGGCAGGTGATTTGCGTTTAGGCAACGTTTCGCCCGCTTCCAAGCGTGCTGCCATCGCTTTCAACGCTTTGCTCACTGCTTTGCACAATTTTTTCTTCCGTGGCTTCTCGGTTGTTGCAATACAAATCCGTCAGCAGCCAATATTCCGCATCGCTCTCAAAGTGGAATTGTGAATTTCCAACATTCCGTAACCTTGAAATTTTTTCAGGCGGTCGTAAAGTTCGTCTTCGTTCGGCAAGCCTAACGCTTCGTAACGGTCTTGCTTGCACCAAGAAATAAACTTGCCCACACTTGGGAAATAATCATCCGGTTTCGACCGCACTTTACGCATTCCCGCACGAACTTGCTCAATGGTGCGAATATTGTTTTCCGCAAAGCCTAAAACCCAAGTGCGCTTGGTGATGGGTAGCTGCACTTCGTCAAATTGACTACGCATTGCTGGGCAAGCGGCGAATAACTGCGAAAAAATTTGATCGACCAGTTTTTCAATCTCGCTTGGCAAGCGTTGAGATTTTCGCTGCGTCGTAGGCAATTGAGATTGCATTGCCATGCGTTTTGCATTGTGTGTGGATTAACTTGAGTGATCACAGCATTCCCCTCCAACCCTCGTCAGTGTTCCATTCAATCGCATTCAGCTCTGAAACTGTTTTGCGCTGTGGTTTTGTGTTATTTTTCTTCACCGTGAGCGGATCCCATTTCTCCCGCAACTTGGCTGGACTAAGAATATTGGTTTTCCAGAACGAGTCTTGGTTTGCCCACTGAAACAGTCCGCAAATTTCCCTATGCGTTCGCCCATCACGTTCTCGCATCAGGCGGATCTCATTCGCCCAGCTGTCAAAAGACGGTGTTTTAGTGTTGGGGTTAAGTTTTAGGATCAATCCAAAAATCCACTGTGCGGCAGTCATATCGTCATCGGAAAATTTAAACCGAGATTTTTTGCTCTCGCCGCCGTCCGAATTTTTTTCGGACGAAGAAGAAGGGTTAATTGACTGGTTAATAGAGTGACTGGTTCTGGGTGAAATATTTTCACTAGGGTTGGTGAAATATTTTCACTAGGGTGGTGTAAATTTTTCACTACCCTTAGTGAATCATTTTCACTAGGTAGTGCAGAATTTTCACCATCTCGATCAAGGTGTAACACATATAAATTTGAGGTGTTACCCTCTGGTGTTTTGCGTGTTTTTTTCTCAACAAAGCCTGTTTCTATCAATGCCTCAATATGCGAGATCGCACTGCGACGGGTAATTTCACACTGATCCGCAATGTTTTGGTAAGACGGAAACAAATGCCCTCATCATTAGCGTTGTCCGCTAATTTCAATAATACTAATTTGCGGGTAGGGTTACCCACTTTGCACTGCATTGCTTTAACCATTAGTAACATACTCATAGCATTAACTCCGAAGCATAACGTTGTGCGATCCACTCAATACCTTTGCCCGTTACTCGCGTTTGCGTGTAATTGTGATCGTGATCAGTTGTCCCCGTTTTCACGGTAAATAAACCTTGTTGCTGTTTATCTGCATAAGGTAAGAGGTTGCCAGATTGACGATATAACGCCTTATCTTCAATAAGGCGGATAATCATTGCTTTCTCCGGCATATTTAAAATTTTGGCGGTTTCTCGCAGGGATTTGCTTGTGCCAACGTCAACATAATGATCAACAAATGCTGCTTTAGGTTTTAGCTCCTTGTTTTCTAATGCAAGAGCTTGATTTTGTCGTTCTTTCTCAACCAACGCCTCTAATGCCTGCAAATAGTTTTGAGGCAAAAGTGCGGTGCTTTGTTGCTGATTTTCTAGTTCAAGCCAGCGATCAATAATTCTCTTACGCAGAATGACGTTATAACCAGAAATAACTGTTAACGTTGCAGATTTGTCTAAATAATAGATTGGATAGCGTTGATTATTTTGAGAATTAACTTCATACTGGCACACAACACCGCCAATGGGGGTATGTCCAAAAAGTTCTACACCCTCTTTCTCACTCCAATCAAGAGATTTAACATTGATACCTCGTTCTATTTGTAAAATAGCTCCAACATAAGCTCTAATATCTCTTAATACGTGGTTATGTTGTTTTCCGCATAACTCCGCAATTTCGCGACTGCTCATTTTTATGCTTGCATTTTGTTCCGAAATTATTGATAATCTGCTCATAGATAATTCCTTTTTAATGAATTGCCACCGTTGCTGCGGTGGTTTTTTATTGCTTAAAATTTACTTTTTTCTTACAATCCGAGTTATTTTTGCAGCTAGTAGTAGGTTCGCTATGGATATTTCCCCTATTTTCACATCTGTCAAAACTACTCTTGATTTGCTCTCTGGTTTTGAAAGCAACGCTGTCTTGAATGAGAGAGTTGCTTTGCTCAAGGATCAAATTGAAATACTCAGATATGCTCACGAAACGGCCCAAAAAGAACTGTCCGAATATAAAGAAAAGTGTGCCGCACTTGAGAATGAAATAGCGAGTTATCGCCAAGCTGAACAATTTATCTTTGAACATGGTGCGGCGTTTAAAAAAACCTCTAGCGGGTACATCGAAGCGGTTTATTGCCCAAACTGTCTCACGGTCGCAGGAGGAAGTTTCAGCACATTCCCGTTTCAGTGTGGAAAATGTAAGTGGCGAAGCATGTTTAGGGTTTCTGAATTTAAAGGCATCTTTAAATCTCTGCCGTAAGCTCATTTTCTATCTCCCTATTGCTTATGAATAGCAATCGCCACTTCGATCGCTTTTGCCGTGGTCTGTTGTGATTTGTGCAATAACTTATGCAACACATCTTGCTCTTCCTGCGTCAGTACGCCGTCGCTCAAAAACTCGTTGAGCTTGGCAAATAAAATCCCACGCTCTGCCAGTTCTTGCAGTTGTAACTGCGATAGCTCGACTAAGTCAGTTTCGTTTTCGTTCGGTACAGCAAAACTCACCTTGCCTAAACGCCGATTGATTTCATCCGACCAATTACTTACGCCATATTCAAGCTCAATGGCAATCAATTCTTCGCAGGTGAAACGCTGTCCTTTCGTTTGATAAAGGCGGTTATTCAATGCCTGCTCTGTCATACCAAGAAAGCCCGCAACGGCTGCTTTTCCGCCTTGGCACTTTTCTATCATTTCAATAATCGTTTTCTTCATTGCCATAAATTCCTTGTGGATTTTGTGGTTTTGTTTTTGGGTGGGTTTGGTAAATTAATCCTGAAATTCTGGGAAGAGCTCTCTTTTAGATAGCCCTGTTACTTCTTTCCACTTATCCGCAGAAATATCTTGCGTAGAGATCCTTCCCCAGATTTTTTCATTCGATAAATAAATTGAGAATTTTTGCCCAGAGCTTTAGCAAGTTTGGCTTGTGAGCCAACAGCCAAGATTGCTTTTTCTATTGGTGTCATAAATAACCTCAACTATAAATTTAATTGCAATCAACAAATGATAAATCAAGAGTTGATTTTTGTAAACATTTAATTTATTGAAAAACTAAATAATTTATTAATCTATGCAAAATCAAAACAAGGAGAAGCAAATGGAAAGTTTGGAGCATCAAGAAGTAGAACTAAGTCTGAAAGATCAGCTCGTTATTAAGCGTTTAGAGCAAATGGTTAAAGAAATTGGAAGTAAAATCGGATTAGCAAAAATAGCAGATGTATCTCCTCAAGCCGTAAATAACTGGTTTAAGAATGGCAAGGTCAGTGTTGATTCAGCACTAAAGTTACACAAGCACTTTGGCTATCCTGTTGAGTGGATATTAGGGAAGGATAATAGCGATAATTCAGTTATATCTGGTAATAAATCACTAAATGTCGTTGGTACAACAATGAATGGCGGTTTGGTAAATCAAGTAAATAATGAAGGCACTTTGTATACAGAAGATTTGGTTGAGATCAAAGCTCAATTGGCACGCCTTGAGACTAAATTGGATCTATTGCAGCGTATTGAAACTAAAATTGATGTAATACTAATGCAGAAAGAAAAATGAAAAACATAGCCAAACGAATTAAAGAAATCAGAGAACGAAAGGTATATCAAGAGAAGATCTTGCTGATAACCTACATTTGTCTGTAGAAACATTGATCGGTTATGAAGAGGGATTAACAAAATTATTTACTGACTTAATCAGCGAGTTTGCTTTTGTTGATGAACATGGAGAATTATTCATTAAACGCCTACAAAAAGTGCCGAATGGCGGAATAAAAATTTTATCGGACAATCCTCACTACGCCCCATTAGATTTTACTCAAGAGGAATTGGAACGTTGTTACATTATGGGAAAATTGGTCAAAGCACTGCCATTACATATGATTGATCTATAAACTCAAACATAATGGGCGTGGCGGTTGAGCATAGGAGTTATTTGTAACCACCAAACCAGTAATTGAATTTTATTGGGTGTGGCGGTTGAGCATAGGCTGGAGCTGTAACAATAGTCCACCAAAGCCAGAAGTTGAATTTTGTGGGCTAGGTAAAAGAACGAATAGAGCTTTGTAGCAACTAGAAGAGCGAATATCAATGATATAAAGTTTAAAGGAACGATATGGCAAGTATTGAAGATATTATTATTCCCCAGCAAGAAATCAATCATATCATGGCGATAGAAAAACAAATTCATTTTAAAGGAGCCACATGGGGGAAAAAACAAAAAACTCAGCCTTATCCTTATTGGCTTGAGTTAAAGCTTCCGTTCTTCGATAGTGATGGATTACCTATACCTCAGCTTAGGGCCTATTTTGCCTATCGTCCTGCTCGTAGAGAAAATTTAATGCCATCGATGAACTTTATTGCTTTTTATAAAAACAGACGGTTATTTGCTATTGATCAAGGTGAAAGTTAGTTCATGTAAATAAAATAACTCATGTAAAGCCCATAGCCGAAAGCCGTATTTGTGGTGCTCACTACCACATTCTACACGGTAAAGAAAACCAAGAAACGGGCTATTTACTAGATGAAAATATCAAAAATCAAATGATTTTTTTGAATTGATGTGCTATTTTCTAGCAAAATTTAATACTGTCGCAGTGGGGCAAATTCCTCACCCAATCTTATCAAACAACGGACAAATGGAGCTATTATGATATGCAGCACAGTCTTATCCAATCTAGGCTATGAATGTCATTCTATTGCCGATGATTTGATTTTATTAATACCCCTTTCACTCTTGAAGATGGTAGCGTTATTCAGGCATACATTGAACAAGTGGGAGAAAATCGTTTTACTGTCACTGACGATGCTCAAACTTTGTGGGAAATGAACGCTCGAGGAATCAATCTAACCACTAACCGTATCGACCAAATAAAAAGCACGTTAAAACGTTACGGATTAAACTTGAACGATCGAGCGGAATCAACACGACAACAAGCGGTGAAATGCTTACACATAATTTGCAACGCATCATTCAAGCGGCAATTATCACAGATACGCTTGCTATGGATTGGTACAACGTGCCAATAGATAAATTCGAGATGATGGTAAAGTCTGATTTTCGCCATCATCATTCCCTCAAATATCGGATTGATGTGAAAAAATCAGGATTGAGCGGTCATCAATTACAATCCCAATTCATTAACCGGCGGAGAGCGACACACCAAACAGATTTTACAACGAGTGTAAAAGCAAAAGGCAGTTGGAGCAGTGCTTATGGCGTTCTAGGTAAAATAATGGATCTGACCAATCCAACAGCACAAACAAATGATGATCTTATGTGGTCATTGATGATAAGCAGTAGGTGATCAATTAAATAACTTATTCTGCTCTTTAATCAATCTCCGGCAAGATTCTGCCTTATGATAAAAAGATATTTGGCTTGAAAAACTCGCCGCTTAAACATCAAACCGCCCCCACGGCGGTTTTCTTTTGCCTCAAATCCCTTAGAACCATTTTCGTGACGCCACGAAATGGTATTCCAGCAAAATTCATTTTCAATTTCCACTTTTTTACGCCTTCTTTGTTTAAAAGATAAGCAATTAAACAAATTTTTTCAAATTATTTCCCTTTAAAATCAACAATATATTTACTTTTGGTGTAAATTTTATATTTATTTGATAAATTAATATTTACAAATAATTAAATTTTTGATTTAATACCCCCGTCAAAACGAAACAACGTTTAATGCTCTTTAACAATCAAGATGAAATAAAAAGCCCTGCGGTAACAGGCTTGGATAATTAAACTTCGCGAACAGGTGTTTGTCGGTTAGTGTCCATAACAAGCCCGATACAATGTAAGCAGTTTTGTTTGGTCGTATAACCTTCACTTTGAGCTATAGGTTCGTGATTGGCGGCTTTTAGTCGCCAATACACTGACCATTAACACCTTTGAAATTTCAAAATACATAGAGGTAATCCTTATGCAAAACGAAATGAAACGCTATGCAATTTCTTACTTCTTCAAAGGAAAGAAGTGGTGTTCAGATGTCTACGCCAACTCATTTGAAGAAGCACAAGAAAAAGTCAAAGCAATGTCCCAAGCAACTATTGATGGTGAGCTTTACTGTTCAATATATGTTCCAGTCAAGCCACAATCACGCATTGCAAGATTGCTTTTAAAGCTACTACATAAATTTAGCTAATTCAATATTTCATCTTGGTGATGATGCTCTTTAACAATTTAGAACCCACTCCCCTTTTTACAAGGGAAAGCCGAAAGGTTGGCAAGTCTGTGCCAGTGGGGCTGAGGCAAACAGGCTTATTTATTCAATGCCGTATTTACGGAGACCCAAGGCAGCAAACCGAGAGGAATGCAATGCAAAGAATCAACCGTGATACCGAGCCGAGATGAACGTTAGACAAGTGCGGCATTGATAAATACAACAACGGAGTGAATGATGAATATCGTCATTGAACGTAACCCAGTGAGCAAAAATATGCGAAAAGGCAGAAATTCGCTCAATGGCAAGGCTGGCAGATTAGCAAGAATGTTTGCCAAATCTCGCCAGAAAAAATCAAACGGGAAACCTGACCGAATTAAGACCGCACTTGTAATGTTGCCGATTCCGTCAAAATCCCAATTGAAAAAGCGGCGGCTCAATTTCAAGCCGTCAAACCGAATTACCACAAAGGCGAAATCGGCGTAAATACCGTGCGGGCCACACAAAAAATCCGCCGTGGTTGTCAGGAGTTAATGAGGATTTAGACGATGAAAAATAAAATTACTGATTTAAACAACCATCTTTTTAGTCAATTAGAAAAATTGTTAGATGAAGATTTAACAGATGAGAATTAAAAAGGAGAATTGCTAGAGCGAATGCGGTATCTGGTATTGCATCGAATATCATTCAAAATTCTAATACAGCCATTAAAGCAATGCAGCTTTTCGGTGACCGCACTATTGAGGCAGATGCACCCGATTTTTTAAGAATATCAAAGGCACAAATTGACAAAAAAACGCTTTAGGTTTACTGATGAACATATTGCTTTTATCCGTGAACATAAAGATTTAGCTCCCTAAAGATCTCATCAGGCCTTTTATCAACAATTTGGTTTGCTAAAGAATAGGCAGGTTTTTAGAAAGCTAAAAAACGATTAGGAATTATCTCAACGGTTTCAACATTGCAATCGATATACCAAAGAAGAGTTAGCCTTTATCAAAGAAATTGCACTTTACCGCAAGCGGAATTAACCCAACTATTTAATCAAAGTTTAACCGTAATCAGACCGCACAAGTAATTAGGGCACTGTGTGCTAAAGAGGTTGGCTGACTGGTAGAATGGGCGATTTAAAAAAGGAGAACATTTAAAGCCTATTGGTTACGGCGATTTTTGCCCTATGGCAAAAGCCGTGTTGATAAAAACAGGAGTTAAGCGTTATGAAAGAAAATCACGTGTTATCTGGGAGCAAGCCTTGGCAAATCCCTCAAGGATTTGTTTTGTGGTTTAAAGACGGCAATATTCAAAATTGTGAGTTATCTAATTAGAACTAATCAGTCGTAATGAAATGCTATGGCGACATAAGCTGAATTACCACGAATTAGACAGCAGTGTGAAACAACTTTTAATGTGTTTATTCAACTACGAGAAAAATTGATAAACTCAAAAAGCACAGCAACAAAGGACCGCATAGCAAAAGGATAAGCTAGGTGCTCACCACTGAGATTGTAGTTCAAGTCCTACTGCGGTCGCCAATTTATCACAAGGCACACTGAGTCATTATCTACGGATTATTTTAGACCAATCTTCTTGCCGTAGTTAGTGTCCTTGTCATAACTTTCATTCAAAACCGCATTCTTAGCCGCTCGTTTTAGTCTTTTTCATCGTGGCTTTGCGTGCGGTTCTAAATGAGATGAGAATAGGAGAACGCAGTGAAAAAATATGAATTAACCGATGAATATATTGAGATCGGATTTACAACTAAATTAAACTCTATCGCATAAAAGCTTTAGTAGCAATCGCATCAATCGGCGTTAGTGCTGGTGATTTGGGTGGCTATATTGAGAAAGAGTCAACTTAGATCAGAGCGGCGATGCCTGGGTGTACGATAATGCCAAGGTGTACGATAATGCCAAGGTGTACGGCGATTGCCGTGGTGTCCGGTAATGCCAAGGTTCCGGTAATGCCAAGGTGTCCGGCGATGCCGTGGTGTGCGGTAATGCCAAGGTGTACGGTTGCAAGTGTCGGCGATGCCAAGGTGTGCGGCGATGCCAAGGTCGGTTGATGCCGAGGTGTACGGTTGATGCGTGGTGTGCGGTGATGCAAGGTGTACGATAATGCCGTGGTGTGCGGTGATGCCGAGGTGTACGATAATGCCGTGGTGTCCGGTGATGCCGAGGTGTCCGGCGATGCCAAGGTGTACGGCGATGCCGTGGTGTGCGGTAATGCCGTGGTGTACGATAATGCCGAGGTGTGCGGTGATGCGTGGTGGTACGGTGATGCCGAGGTGTACGGTGATGCAAGGTGTACGGCGATGCCGTGGTGTCCGGTGATGCCGTGGTGTCCGGTGATGCCGTGGTGTGCGGTGATGCCGTGGTGTACGGTAATGCCAAGGTGTACGGCGATGCCGTGGGTACGGCGATGCCAAGGTGTCCGGTGATGCCGTGGTGTGCGGGTAATGCCGTGGTGTTACGGTAATACCAAGGTGTCGGCGATGCGTGGTGTGCGGTGATGCCGTTGTGTGCGCGTAATGCCAAGGTGTCCGGCGATGCCAAGTGTACGGCGATGCCGTGGTTCCGGTGATGCCGAGGTGTACGGTGATGCCGTGGTGTGCGGTGATGCCGTGGTGTGTGAAAGATCTGATTTGTCTGGTTTTCCAACGTGGTACGGGAGTACGGTACATTACCGTATTAAAACTAAGCAAGGAGTATTGTGGGCTACTAGAGGCTGTTTTTAGTGGCTCTGTTGAGGAGTTTTTGAAAAAATCCGCGGAAGTTCACGGAGTGAAAAAAACGAAAAGAGAATATCAACTTTTGATTGAAGTCGCTAAATCAAGGTTAACAACTAATACGCCCACACGGAAGGCGTTAAACCCCGTGCAGACATACTCCTAAGGTTGCCCACTGTAACAGGTGGGCTTTTTTATAACAAAATTAACATTAAAATAATACACCTTGCTACTATATTGGAGAAACTAATGAGCCTACCCGATGATTATTCTTAGATACCGATGATGAAATGCTTGAGTACCTCGAAAACCAAGCCAAACAAGCATTGCAGAAATACAAAAATCCAATGAACAAAACCGAGAAAAAGCATATAGATTACTGAATTATCTCATTGCAGGTATCGGTGCTGTAACATTAATACTACTTAATCATATCGAAAAATTACACATATACTTTATTTGGCTAGTATCATTTGTATCGCTGGGTGGTCTATTTCCGCAGTAATGTTATTGCATTACTATTCTAAGCAAAAAAGACCATGACAACAAATAGCCACCAAAATCTCTATAATGACACATTTAAATCAAGTCAAGATAAAATAAACTGGGCATATTAAGGCGTATGAATTACATATGCAACCAGTATATTATTCAATTACTTCATCTTAATAATGAATATCGCCGCCACACTGACAAAGCAATATGTTATCGTTTAGTATACCTGTTGCAACGGCTCTTATTGTGGCATATCAGCCTAAGATTGGCTTTCCTTTAGGTCTTGGCTATCTGCACATCACCATAAAAACAGGTTCAGGTTTCTATAAACAGTTTGTGTTGGTTTAGTGGGAGCTGGCTTGGTTTGATTGAGATGATTTTGATTAGACATAACAAATCCTAATTATAGTTGTGGTTGCAACAATTATAATCCTTATAAGTTGTGGTACAAGTAAGGCGAGTTTTGCTGTTCTCGTTAAAAACAGCGTTGCCCCCTTTGATTTAATCAATAGACTACTTCAAATTTATTTAGTTTTGATATGATTAAAACCTATATTTTCTAGGTATTTATTTAAGAATTAAAATTGGGAATTAACACATCGTCCAAAAGTTTGGGAATATAGAGTGTGATTATGGATTATTCTCTGAAAACAATCACCCTAATGGACATATCCCACCCGAAATTATAAAAAAAAGAATGGTCGTTGTATTAAATGGCAACTCAATGGTTTAGCACTCGTTGTTCCTGTTTCCTCCACAAAAAGCCTTAATGGCATTCAAAATGGACACCATATTGAGATTTCTCTGATTTATTAAAAGTTACCGCCTTTTACGATAAACGCCAACGTTGGGCAAAAGCAGAACTTATTCAATCGGTAAGCCGCGAACGGTTACATCATATTTACGATAAAGGAAATAAACTCATACAATATCTACCGAGAGAATTAGTAGAACAAATACAGAAGGCAGTAATTAAAGCCATTAATGCAAAAACACTACTTGACAACGAAGCAGAATAAGCGTTATATTTTACAGCGTAACGCCTTAGAGCGATCATCATCGAAAGATGAGTTTTTTATGCCTTAGAGCAATCGCCCCTATCAATGAAAATTGGTAGGGGTTTTTAATTTAATAAATTTGACACCGCCCCACTCTTATATTAGGATATACCCACTTTCAAACGAAAGTCGGGATTGACCTCCTGAGATGATACAGAGCGGTGAAAATGATAGTCGCTCAACGCGGCTTTTTTTATAGCTGAAATCTAGCAAATCTACCTTTTGCGGAATTTTCCGCAAAACTTTTCCTCAATTTTGTGGGAAAGCCATAAATAACCTTTTTGACAAATTTGTCAAAAAGTTCAATGGTGGACTAGGCAGGAGATCCGAAAGGGTCGCCGTTTTACTCTGTATCAACGGTAAGGTCAATCTTGTCTAGTTCATCACCAATGTTTGACCTCTGCGGTGATGAGTTTTTTCAAATATAGATACAGAGAAACTCAAAATGACAAATTCAAATTTAATTCCAGTCTTTAACGGTTTAATTGCAAATCAAACAGTACAACTTTGTAATGCTCGTGAACTTCACCAATTTGTAGAAAGTAAACGTGAATATGCAACTTGGATCAAAGATCGCATAACCGACTACGGCTTTGTTCAAGACGAAGACTACATCATCGTCACCGAACGCACCAACGGCAGACCACGCAAGGAATATCACATCACCCTTGATATGGGCAAAGAACTCGCAATGGTCGAACGCAACGAAAAAGGGCGACAAGTTCGCAAATACTTCATCGAGTGCGAACGTAGAGCTTTGCAACCACAAGATAACGAATTATTGCAACTATTAATGCGGATCTACTGCTACGGCACACAATACGCCGATTACCAACGAGCGGCACTCGGCACGGCCCACAATGATTTCATAGGCAAAAGCAAGCTGATTGGGGATTTCTGCACAGAGGGCGAACCCGCACAAAAAGGCTTCTTGTTCGTCTTCACGCCAAACATCGAGCAAGACTTACAACAAGCAAGGGAAATCATCAATCGACACGTCCACGCCCAGCATAAGACGCGAAGCGAATTTTAAAATCTAACTCAAAACCGACCGCACTTCCCTGTGAACCGTGTGGCGGTTTTCTACACCCTAAATTCAGTAATTTGATTAAAAAGGAAACAGAGATGAAACAGCGTGGTTATGAAACATTGGTGGCAGATTACGTTAAATCAAAATTAGGTGAGAACATCACCACAAGTCAGATTGCAACGCAATATGGTGAGGTTAGCCTTTATCACAACAATAAACTGTATATCGCCGTGTTTGATAATCCAACCACCCTACAGATAGACGACATTAATCGCCAACTCTTCGCAGTACATTTCACGCATGAACTAATTTATCGAACGGGACGAAAACTACTGACCTTTGAAACTCAACGCTTACTAAAACCGGAAGTAAGTTATTTACTCAGACATCTAAAACAGATGGAGAAGAACAATGCCAATTTATCGCGTACATAGCAGTGCTTACCACGATGGCTCAACTAAAGGATTTCGCCACGACATAAAACATAAACGGCACGACTGTTTTCGTGGTGATGTGAGGATATTTCAAATCATTGATGGATATCCACATCAAATCTCACGGAAGCGAAAACGTTTTACAAATAAAGAAGAGGCTTATCAATGGGCAAAGCAATTTGCTCAAACCATCACAAAGCAATTAAAAAGGAAACAAAAATGAACGCACTTATCAAACATACACTACAAGCCCTACTCTTTCTTATTGCCATTATCACCGTGCTAAGCCTTGCCGATGCCTACGCACAAACAGCGGAAGATTACTACGCAATGCAAGGTTTCAGCTCTGAACAGCTCGCCGAAATGGAACGCCAAGCCAACCTTGAGTGGCAACAAGAACAAGGCGACTTACCGCCCAATTTAACCGTTGAGGCTGAAAAATACCTCAAAAATTACACCGCACTTTTGCAACAGGAGATAACCAATGAACGATAGCGAACTTGCCCGAGCTTACGACGATTACAGCGACCGCTTGCTTGAGGAGTATTACCGCGAAGACGAGCAAGACACGGAAGAGCCTGAAATCGATGAAGACGATGATTTTTGCCATTACCACTGCATAGGAGCGGGCGGATTATGATTGATTTGAATAACAAAAACCTAGATGCATTAATGGAAAGCCTCATTCAGCAAGATAGGGTGGGCAAAGCCTACCGCAAAGCTGAAGCTACAAGGCACATTCAAGAAGCCCTTAAATGGGTTGAAATTAATGACCTGATTACCATTGCCGAAGCCCTTTACGCGGAAGACTTTGCCAATGCCGAAATCGCCTATCACAATCACAGAGGAAACACACAATGAAACTTTACGAAATCGCAGAAAGCTACAACAACGTAGCAGAACTCTTAGCTAACCCAGAATTTGCCGAAAATGCGGATATTATCACCGCACTTGATGCCATAGAAGATGAGTTTAACAACAAAGCCATCAACACCATTAAAGCCATTAAACGCGTGGAAGGCGATATTGACTTACTTGATGCCGAAATCAAGCGACTAACGGCAATGAAAAAAGCCCGTCAAAACCGTATTGAGGAAGTGAAAAACTACCTTAAATACAATATGCAAAAAACGGGGATTTTCAAAATCGAAAGCCCGCTGTTCAAAATTGCCTACAGCGAACGAAAACAAAGTGCGGTGGAAATTGACGACAATTTATTCCTTGCCAATAACCTTGATGAAAACCTTGTCAGCGTCAAAATCACCCCGAACAAAACCGCCATTAAAGAGGCGTTGAAACGGGGTGATGATGTGATTGGGGCAAGGTTGGTTGATAGCCAAGTGTTAAGCATTAAATAGGAGTAATCAAATGCAATTTCAAAAAGCAGAACGAAAAAAATCAAAGCTCAGACTTGCCTTAACAGGTCCAAGTGGATCGGGTAAAACTTATGGGGCTTTGCTTGTTGCGAAAGGGCTAGGTGGAAGAATTGCGGTAATTGATACCGAAAAAGGGAGTGCTTCCCTTTATTCTCATTTGGTCGATTTTGATGTGCTAGACCTAGAAGCCCCTTACACCCCTGAACGCTATCGCCAAGCAGTTAGATTAGCCGTTGAAAACGGGTATGATGTCGTAATTATTGATAGCATTACGCACGAATGGTCAGGAGCTGGAGGTTGCCTTGAGTTAAATGACGAAATCGCCAAAGCGAAATTCAAAGGAAATACTTGGAGTGCGTGGAGTGAGACCAAAGCACGCCACCGTGCTTTAATTGATGACTTACTTGCCAGCCCAACTCACATCATTGTTACAATGCGAAGTAAAACTGAGACCGCTCAAGCAGAAATAAATGGTCGCAAGCAGGTTCAAAAACTTGGAATGAAAGCGGAACAAAATGACGGTATTGAGTATGAATTTACTACTGTATTGGATTTAATCCACGACGGCAATTTTGCTCAGCCGAGTAAAGACCGTACAGGCTTATTCCCACCTAATGGAAATCCATTTAAATTATCCGCTGAAATAGGGAAACAGCTTGTAGAGTGGTTGGAAAGCGGTGTTGATTTAACCTTTAAAAGGGCTGAGGTTCACAGAGATAAAATGCTACAAAAAATAACGACTGCAGAAACGCTCGAATTGCTAGGTGAAATGAGTAAATATGTTACTGATAAATTTAAAGATTATCCGATTTTATTAACAGAGTTAGAACAAGCAATTTTAGCTCGCAAAGCGAGTTTAGATAATCAAGGGGGAGAATAATGGCAGGCATAAACAAAGCCATCATCGTCGGCAATTTAGGCAACGATCCAGAAATCCGCACAATGCAAAATGGCGATCAGGTTGCAACAATCAGCGTGGCAACCTCAGAAAGCTGGACTGATAAGCAAACAGGCGAACGGCGAGAACTCACCGAATGGCACAGAATTGTACTTTATCGGCGGTTAGCGGAAATTGCAGGGCAATACCTCAAAAAAGGCTCAAAAGTCTATATTGAGGGGCGTATCAGAACCCGAAAATGGCAAGACCAGCACGGCGTTGAGCGTTACACCACCGAAATTCAAGGCGACAGCTTGCAGATGTTAGATAGCCGCCAAGATGGACAAAGTGCACAAACAAACGCACCACCGCGTCAAACGCAATCAACAAAATCCAATGCTTATGCTAATGCTAAAAGTGGCAACTACACGCCACCACCGCAGAATAATGGTGATGAGCTAGATGATGATATTCCGTTCTGAGTTGTCTAGACAATTTAAACAATATCTAAACGATTTTAGACAATTAAAAACATATTTAGCATTTAAAATCAAATAGATAGTATTGTTTAAATTAGACGATTCCTGATTATTTTTAGATGATAGCCCTCAAATGAGGGCTTTTTTATGAGGCAAAAATGAACACAGACCTACTCAACGAACGGGCCAAAACGCACGGCGATTTTATCAGCGGTGCAGAAACCTTTTATCACCTGATGAAACCGATCATCGAAAGCCAGCTTTTTGAACGCAACAAAGTCAAAGCCTATGCCGCCACAATGATTGCCGCCAAACTCACCCGAATTTGCAACGGTGATGAAAACTTCCCCGACCACTGGGACGACATTATCGGCTATGCTCAATTAGCCACTGGTAAGCAATTTGAACCACAGCAAGCGGTAAGTGTGCCAGTTGTGGATTATATAAAAACTCAGAATATGACAGCGAACCGCTAAATAGCGGTTTTTATTGGAGAAAAGAAAATGTTTTGGTTTAAAAATGCAATGATTTACCGCTTAACAAAAGCGATGGATTTTTCCAACCTCTCAAGCCAACTTGAGGCGTGTGAATTTACGCCTTGCGGTAGTAGTGAGGCAAGTAAATTTGGCTGGATTGCACCACTTAGCACGAGTGAACAGCTCTGCTTTGAGGCAAATGGGCAAATCCTACTTGTGGCCCAGCGAGAAGAAAAAATCTTGCCAAATTATGTCGTAACCAAAGAGCTAACTAACCGAGTAAAAGCGTTAGAAGAAAAAGAAGGGCGTAAACTCAAAAAAGTCGAAAGGCTGTCTATTAAAGATGATGTGGTTGCCTCTCTTTTGCCTCAAGCCTTTACCCGTAGCACCTACACCGCACTTTGGATTGATACGCAAAACCAGTTGATTTATGTGGACGCGGCTTCCGCTAAACGAGCCGAAGATGCATTAGCGTTACTACGTAAATCCCTAGGCTCATTGCCAGTTATTCCACTCGCCTTTGCAAATGACGCATCGCTAGTTATGACAAACTGGGTAAATGAAGCACCTGATTGGCTAACCGTGCTGGAAGAAGCCGAATTGACGGGGTTAAAAGAAGATGGCATAGCTAAATTTAAGCGACAATATTTAGATAGCAACGAAATTTACTCATTACTTGAGGCGGGAAAAGTGGTAACAAAAATCGCTCTAGAATGGGAAGGGAATTTAAGTTTTGTACTTTGTGATGATGGCACACTCAAACGCCTTAAATTTGCTGATGAAATCAAAGAGAAAAATGATGACATTGCCAAAGAAGATATTGCTCAATGCTTTGACGCGGATTTTTTATTAATGGCTGCAACCATTTCAGAATTAACTAAGAGATTGCTCAATGAATTTGGTGGAGAAAAGGAAAGCGTATGAAGATTATAAAACGATTAGCTGAACGAGTGCTTAGAGATGATTTTATTTACCTCGAAAGAAAAGTTGCAGAAAAAGTTAGTGAATTAAGTAAAGAATATCAGAAGATAATTGAAGAGCGAGATAAAACTATTGTTGGCTTGCGAACAATTATCGAAAATCAAAAAGCAGATATTCTTAAATTAAGAAAGAAAGTAAAAAAAAGACCGTATTTTAAGCAAAAAAACATAACAAGGAGAATAAACAATGACTTTTAAAATTGAATCAGGGTGGTTTTTATTAGCTTTACTTTTAATTGCTACATCACTTGTTTTTCTAACTGTTAATTCTTTGGATATAGGTAATGCTTATATTAAGCAAGCCAAGGCTGGTAAAGATAATTTCGGTCTTATTTTTGCTTGGTCTTATTATGTGATCGCCTTTGTTTTTGATTACTTAACGAGATTATTTGGTTGGCTTGCTATTCTGTTTTTTTGTGCCTCGATATTTGGGTATCGAATAGAAATCAGTTCGCATAATTCAGAAAAAGAAATGCAAGAGGCTCACCAAAAACACGCAGAACATTTAACAGGGAAACAAATGGAGAAATAAAATGCACCCAGAACTGATTGTATGTGCGGCGATTAAATTCATAGAACGCACTCAAAAAGAGATTGACCTAAATCGAAAAGGCACAGAATTTATCGTTCCGATGGTTAGACATTATTCTCCTGATGGACAAGATGTTTTAGATAGCCTTTATCCTATTTATGAAAATAAAGAATTAGAAGAAATTGAACAAGGTTTTCTTACTAATAAAAGTCGGTTTGTAAATAGAAAAGAAGCCTTAGCAATCGCTAAAGCTAATAATCAAATTAAATTTGATATTGGTTATGAACCAGATGAATTATATTCTGAAATGTTATATTAGAAAGGAAAATTAAAATGAAACCTTTTGATTTAAAGAAAGCACTGGAGGGTGAACCTGTGCTATTACTTAATGGTAGTAAAGCCTATGTATTACATCAATTTAAACATAAACCTAATCATTTAAAATCACTATTAGGTTATAAAATTTTTACAACTGATACGGGTAAATATATAGAATCTTCTTTGGAGTGGTTTGCTGATGGATCATCAGGTATGCCAGAGTACAATACGATTATTGGAATGTGGGAAGAACCGAAACCAAAACGCTTTATCAACGGTATCGAAGTTCCAGACCCAGTAACAGAAGAAACGTGGGTAGATGTCAACCACCACAAGCCTAACCCCAACAGTTAGGCTTTTCCGAACAGTTGCGAAGTTATGAATGGGCTTGTTTAAGTAACAAAATTGCTTGTTCTAATATCTTTCCTTTTGAAATACCAAGCTCAACAGCAAGCCTATCTATTTCATCTGAAACAGATTGTGGAATTTTAAAAGACTTCGTTACAATGCCCCGCTTTGCCTCGCTACGAGCATTTATTTCGGTTCTTGACAATGCCATAATTATTCCCTATGATTTGAAGAACTGGGGGACTGGTACTCCCCCAGTAAGTTATCAGATTAATAAACTGGCAAAGACCAGAGTAATAAAACGATAACTAGGATAATACGGATTAACATATTATTATCCTCTTCGTTATCGTGAGGATTAAGCCTCACACTCACTTTCAAGCTGTCTCTTGAAAGTGAGTATATTATGTATCGGTGTACCGACAAAATCAACAAATATTCAAGAAAGCCTACAATTTTTATTGTGGGCTTTTTTATTTGACAAACCGCCCTACTTCGGATTAAGATAACCGCACTTCCAAGCCGTTTTTTAACGGCTTTTTTTGTATCTAAATCTTGAGGTGCAGTATGGTAGCAGAAACCCATTACACAATAGACAAAAATATGAAACTACTCATCGAAATTGATAACAGCGAACCCCTACAACTTTCCACATTTTGTCAAAGTATGGAAGGTATCGCTGCTGATACGTCGTTCATACACAATAACAAAATTGATATTGAACCTTGCGACAACATATTTATGTAGAAAAATCACCCAAGGTTGTTTTCTTGTTGAACTCGCCGCACTTGTATCAAGCACTTATCCGCTTATTGAACAAGCAAGTGCTATTCTTGAATTTGGAGGTCATCTCAAAATGCTTTTTGATTGGGCAACAAATAAAGGCGAAAAGCCAGAACACCTAACTAAAAACACCCTAAAAAACGCGCACAATATTCTAGAACCTGTCGCAATCGATCCAAAAGCTCAATTCAATTTTCAAGTATCAAATAACCAAGGTGACGTACATATTCATTTCCACGCAGATAATGCTCAAGCGGGACTAGCTCAAAATAACATTAACCGAGATTACAACGATTAAAAGAGCGTGATGACAATACGATACCAAACACTGCACTATACTGGTCATCTACCGCCGATGCAGAAAGCAAAGCTCACGATAAAGCGATTATTCCCGCAGTATCACCAAAACCAGTCAGAGTGAAATTTGAAGACAGATCGCTTAAAGAAACAATGATTTTAAAATGAACCATACCCATATCAAAAAATTTTCTTAGTCGATGTATTGGTTGAATATATTGAAGACGAACCTGTTATTTATAAAATTCTTAAATTCAATAATTCAATGAATAAAATCTAATTGACAAAAACCGCTAACTGGATTAAGATAACCGCAATTAATTGATTAGTAGAAGTAATCATTTTGTTCTTTTGTAACAATTTAGATGCAGAAAATAGCTTGCCAAGTGAACTTGAGCAGGCTTTTTTCGTCTAAGAATAAAATTAAAATGAAATTTAATAGGAGTAGAAAATGAAAAGATTTAACTTAATGGAAGGTTGGGACGGTTTTTAATGAAGAAACAGTAAAAATTTTGGGTGAAAGCTACGGTTCTGGGTTCAAACAGGAGCCGTACTTTTATCTGCGATAATGGCTGTTTTAGCAATTTTACATAATGGAAGAATGGCAAGAAAACGTACAACGATTGATGTCCTTCTACAAGAGAATCAAGATAAAGAACTTATGCTGCAAAATTCACTGTCTTAATCTTGCTAGAGATGCGAATAACTCATTTGTTGATATTTACTTCAAAGGAAAGAAAGCAATCTGACACCTACAAACAATCACTATGCTATTGAATCGATATGAATTTATTGCTCAAAGCATTCATAATAAAGCCTTCGAAGAAAAAATTTATAAGCAATGCAGTATACAAATATTACTAGGATGTGGGATAGGTTATGCCCCCTTATTTATGAAATCAGACAACGACAAAATTCTTCCACCTTTTATCAAGAATTGAATGGCTCGCAACTCGATGGAAGAAAAACCGTTAAAAGCCTATAAATAATCCCTAAATCCACTTTACAACGTGGGATTTTTTATTGACACCGCCAAACTTCAGATTAAGATAACCGCACTTCCAAGCCGTTTTTTAACGGCTTTTTTTGTACCTTAAAATGATAAAAAATAGGAGAGCACTAATGATTACATATCAGATCTGTGCAAACAGCACCAACAATTCAACCATATTTTGATTGAACGTCGCGCGATATTAAGAGAACAAATTCGGCAATTACGTTTAGCCTTAGCAATGGATTTAGGGCTAACAGAAAAATATTATAAAAAACAACTTAACGACCCAAGCCCAACAGAACCTTACGTCAGAGTAACCGATAGCGATGGAGCCCCAACTGAGTCACATCAACTTAAAGCAGAATATGATGAATTACATAATCCAAGCATTACTTTTGGTTATTTTAGCGCTCGAAGAAAGTGCAATAACCTACCCGAAGAAGCCTGTTAGATTGGTTATTACAGCCTATTATCTTTCAGAAAATACCATAGATTTGTTTTTCCGAATATTGACGACACACCAGCTTTCGAATTAATATTGATGATGACAAGCAAAGTAAGTTTTCAGTAGTTATTGAGGCTTATAAACAACTTGTTATGAAAACTTTTACAATCTAATTGACAACCACCGCCCTTTAATTTAGGATATCCCCACTTTCAAACGAAAGTCGGGATTGGTCGCACGTTAGCGGCTTTTTTTGTATCTAAAGGGATAGAATATGAAAGTGAGCAAAGAAAATCAGGAATGGATTAAACAATACGCCCAAATTCACCAACTCACCGAAGAAGAAGCTGTGAATAAATTAATTGGTGAAGTGCGTGATACACAAGAAACAGCACGCCAAAATATGCAAAAGGAAATCATTGAAAGACTGCCAAATTTAAATTTTGAACAAATGCGAGAAGTTCGCCAGCTTATCGAACGACTTTACCCAACATTTTTTCAAGTTTTATCACAAGCATCAAAAAAATAATCCCTAAATCCCACTTTACAAGGTGGGATTTTTATTTTACTATTCCGCTAACGGTGCTCAACACACCTTGACCAATAGCGGAATGAACCGCATTAAAGTGCGGTATTTTTTATCCTGATTTTATGATCGGGTGGCGTTTCGTACATACAATACCGCAAGGAAAAACGAAAGGCTGACTATTGGCAGTGTTGAAGCACCCGATCGCCCTATCTCAACAGTAGGGAAATATAAAATACCAATAGGATAAAAAAATTATGTCTAATCAAATTCAATTTAATGCTTACAGTTTCAAATCTAATCAGTTCGTGTAATCACCGATATTCATCAAGAACCTTGGTTTTGTGCAAATGATGTTTGTGCAATTTTAGAATATGCAAATCCTAGACAAGCAGTTCAAAAAAATTGCAACCCAAAGGGTGTATCTATTAGAGACACCCTTACCAAAGCGGTAAGCAAGAAATGGTTTATATCAACGAACCAAACCTATACCGCCTAATCATCAAATCACGCAAACCAGAGGCAGAACCATTTGAAGCGTGGGTATTTGAAGAAGTCTTACCGCAGATTAGAAAAACAGGTAAGTACAGTTCAGAACAGCAACAACTCGCCCTGCCTGAACCCGAAAGAAATATCCTTTCGAGCATAGCGAAAAAGAGCTACAAAATTTAGCGTGGGATTGGTTCGCCCTTTTCAAATGTGTGGAATTTACCAAAGACATTGTGCCAGCATTAGATGCCATTCAATCCAAATTTGCCCCACAAGCACGGAGTATCGTCTCAGAATATGGCTCAATGCTCCGCCGTCATCAACCACTAATCCAAAAGCTCACCGCCCAATTTGAAATCGAAACTTGGGGCGATGAAAATTGGAATAGAGTACTGCAGACTATTCGGGATAACGAAATTCTTAACCCAAGAAAACGACTCCCACACCACAATTTCTAAAATTTAACCAAAACCGACCGCACTTCCCTGTGAACCGTGTGGCGGTTTTGCTTACCTCAAATTCAGCAAAAAGGTGAAAATATGTTCAGAATTTTAATGATTATCGGCTTGTTGTGGTGTGCGTTCGAACTTGATTTGAGGGCTGACTGCGATGGGCATTATTGCGGAACAGCCACAGATTTAATCACAAAAAATTAACGCAACCCAAGCCTACGTTGTAGGCTTTTTTATTAGGAAACCCTATGGAAAAACTCACCAAATCCAAAGCGAGGGTAAGAGCGTTTGGCGAGGTGTACACACCTCAAAAACTGGTGCAAAAAATGACCGCACTTTTACCCGAAGAGAGCTTTGAGCCTGAAAAGAAAATTCTCGAACCCAGCTGTGGCACGGGGAATTTTTTATATGACATACTCAACCGCAAGCTATGTAAAATCCTCGTAGGTCCAAAGCACCCTTATTACAAAGTGCTGAATATGTATCAAGCACTAGCGAGCGTGTATGGCGTAGATATTCAACTTGATAACGTGATTGAATGCCAATCTCGCCTCAAATCCCTATTTTACGAACGCCTCGCAATGCTGCACGTTAAGCCTTTTGACTATTTTGTCGATCACGTCTTAATTAACAACATCAGACTAGGAAACGCCCTTGAGGACGCATTCACCTTTATTGATGTCGAGATCGTTTTCAAAGATCGTGATATAGGTATTAAGGTAGAGAAAGATAGCTTTTTGCTTAGCGAATATGAATGCCATTTGCAACAGAACACCTCTCAACTCCAAGCCGTGCGATTGCTGGCATTTGAAGATGAGATAGGGATTACCAGAAATGCAACCTAAGGCTAAAAAGCCTATTTTATTGGAGGGAATATGGAAGAAACCCTAACAATTTCAGAGGTCGCCAGTAAACTCAAAATGAGCTATGGAGCAGTTTATGCTCATCGCTTTCATTGGGGATTTTTTCAAATGGAAGGATCACGGGTATGGCGAGTCAGTAAAACAACGCTTGATCAAAAACGGCAAAAAACGCACAATGTTTGCCGATTAGACGATCAGGTCGGCGATAAGGAGAAATTATGCCGATCAGAAAAAATGAATTCGGTGTATGGCAGATCGATATTACCACACCGAGCGGCCAGAGAATTAGACGCTCTGCTCAAACAACTAAAAAACAATTAGCCCAAGAGCTACACGACAAGCTAAAACACGAATATTGGCAAGTCGAACAGCTCAATAAAAAGCCTGAAAGAACCATCGAAGAAGCCCTTGTGCGGTTTCTTGAGTCGTCAAAAGGGCAAAAAAATCTCAATGCAAAAATCCGCCATACGGAATATTGGCGATCTGTGCTGGCAGGGCGAACGCTTAGCTCTTTAACAACTGATGATATTGTCAATAATCTCCCCACCCACAAAATCAGTACGGGAGAAAAGCTATCATTATCCACACAAAACCGCTACCGTAGCTCTATAATGCGAGTGTTATCGCTTGCACAAAAAGCAGGTTGGATCGACCATATCCCTTATGTACCACGCAATGCAGAGCCAAAAGTTAGGGTAAGATGGATCACACAAACGCAAGCCCTGAACTTGATCAACGCATTGCAATTAGAGTGGATGAAAGACGTTTGCACTTTTGCATTAGCAACAGGAGCAAGAATGACCGAAATTTTATCGCTGACCTGGGATAAAATCGATCTTTCTCGCAATATTGCCATTGTCAGTAGCGATGTTGCCAAATCAGGGCGTGCAAGATCCTTATTGCTCGGCAAAGATGCCTTAGCCGTAATCGAAAAACGGCAATCCCAACGCCTCTCTCGTTATGTGTTCCACCGTGGACGAGATAAGCAAATCAAAGAAATTAGCTATCCTGATTTTAATCAGGCACTTAAAAAGTGCAACATCAGTGATTTTCGATTTCACGATTTACGCCACACTTGGGCAAGTTGGCACGTTCAAAATGGCACACCATTGATGGTTTTAAAAGAGCTAGGCGGTTGGGAAACGCTTGAGATGGTAAAACGCTATGCCCATCTTAATGCCGACCATTTACTGAGCTACGCAAATCACGTCAAACTTACGTCAAAGTGCATTTTAGACACTACAAAACTTGACGCTGAGAATGATATTTTGGACTGGGAGCCAGAAAAGAAAAAAGCCGTAAGTTACTGA